CTAAAAGAGCAATTGGAGAGCTAAAATGGCTATTTTGAGGTCTTATTCTTGCCCTCGGCACGGTGTTTTTGATGGCTGGGAGGCCGAATGCCCCCACGGCTGCAAAGACGTAACCCAAGTTTTTACCAAGGCGTTTGCCATCAAGTCGCAGCGTACAAAGAATACGGACGCTACACTCAAAGGATTGGCGTCTGACTTCAAGATGACAAACATCAAGTCCACCCGCGAGGGCGATCATCAGGAAGGTTACTTCACCCGCAACAACGCGCCTCCACCAAAAGGCCATGAGGCGGCAAACGGCGGCGTCCTCTGGGGCGGCGGTGGCCGGTTTGACATGGGTAGCGCTTTGGCTGGAAAGGCTGTATCATCTGTCAAAGGTGAGGCAGTTGGCTTTAATCCCAAGGATATGGGCAACCTGACCGGACCGAAAGCAGCTTCCTACATTCAGGACCACCAAGGGTTGAAGATCAATGCGGATTCCAACTAATCCAGATGATCGTGAGTTTTTCTACCTCGACTTGATTAACAAGTGTGAAGTGTCCAAATCGGAGCGCCAAGGAGATTACGCCTCTTTGCGCTCCTATTTCTTGTTTGGCGCAGGTCCAGAAGAATCTCCCGCAGCGTTTAACAAGATTGCCGCGCACATCGACCAGCTCTCCTCGTTCCTTTACTCCGCCGAGACCACGCGATTCAACATTGCGCTCGGCGCTGGCGTTGACGACATTCAGCACCGTTACGTTCCCGCGCTGACACAAGCCCTGCACGACGAGTGGAACAATTCCAACGCTGACCAAGTTTTCTCGACCGCCCTGCTCTGGTCGCTTGTCTTCAACTCGACCTTCATCAAGTTGATCCCGTACAAGAACAACATCTTGCCGTACCTTGTGGACCCCGCAACCATCGGCGTTCTGCGCGAGGATGTGCCGTACACCGACCGGCAGCAAGCGTTCACTCAAGAATACTACATGACAAAGGCAGACCTGTACGCTCGTCTGTACAGTCACCCTAAACGGGATGACATCTTGTCACGTGTGTCAACCGGTCAGTACCAGCCGCAACAAATTCCTGATGGCATCGACAGAATTGTGATGTCTCAGACTAATCCAACTCTCTACGGAACCGTAAACCTAGATCTGTACGGTTATAACCGTATGAAGGCACGGATTGCCGAAGACACGGTTCGCATGATCGAACTGTATGTCTGGAATGATGAAACCCAAGATTATCAAGTCGTTACACGCGCCGAGCCAGATGTCATCATCTATGACCGGCCTAACGAATCTATGTTCTTGAAGGGCGAATTGCCGTTCATTCAGATCTGCCCGAACCCGCAATACGATTACTACTGGGGACAATCCGAAGTTTCCAAACTGATTTACCTTCAGCAAATGCGGAATCACCGCATGACGGAAATCCTCGATCTTCTGTCCAAGCAAGTGAACCCGCCGACAGCTCTAACCGGTTTTACCGGCATCTTGGACGAAAAGAACTTTGCTTTGAATCGCGCTGGCGGTTTGCTGGCGTCTGATATGCCGAATGCCAAAGCAGAACGCCTTGCACCGAATATTCCACAGGATCTTTACGCACAATTGCGTGAAATTGACCAAATGTTTGAGGAAGTGTCCGGTATTTCGTCTGTTCTGTCCGGTAAAGGCGAACAAGGCGTCAGATCTGCCGGTCACGCTTCGCAATTGGCGCGTCTGGGTTCGTCACGCGCCAAAAAACGGGCGATGGTGGTCGAAGACAGCCTTGAAAAGATGGCAACGCTCTATCTCAAGCTCATGCAGTCCTATGACCCGTCTGTTCTTAAAGATGTTGAAGGTGCCAAGTTCATTCCAGCCCAATTTACCAATGATTACGTGGTAAAAGTGGACGCTCACTCAAACAGCCCGATCTTTATGGAAGATTTGCGGCAATTGGCGTTCAATCTGTTCAAAGCGCAGGCAATTGACAAAGAAAGCCTCATCGACTTGCTTGATCCGCCGATGAAGCAGCTCCTCAAAGAGCGTTTGCGTAAAAATGAAGCCAAGGCCGCTGCCAATCCGCAGAAAGGTCAAGTCGTCCCGATGAAAAAGAAGGAAGGCTGATATGGCTGCAAAGCAACAATTTCGTACGCTGAAAGGCACTCAGCCACGGGCGACAGAGGCCTCATTGTCAAGAGCGCCAAAACCCGTTAGTATGGATTACAGAATTAGTGGTATGAAGTCTTATACACCTCGTACTACATCTAGATCACTGACAAGGAGGCCGTAATGGCTTATAAGTCTGTAAAACGCTCTCGGCGCGGTAAGCGTCGGTGAACAAGTTGGGGACGTTCACTACTAACCTAGGAGGCCTACAATGGCTCGTAAGGCTCGCAAGCATAAGCGCTAATCGGCGCTTTTTCATCTTTCCTCCTCAACTCTAGCAATAGGAGCGCATCATGCGTCGCAAGGGTCGTAAGGCTAAGCGCTAACTAACAAACGGGATAGGCCCGTTGTTAGAGCGATTTCCCTGAAGGGGGGGAAACCCTAAAAATACCCCTTCGTTTATTTGAAGGAATAGTCATGGCTGATAACGCAGATATTATGGCATTGATGCAAGGCGCTGGCGCACCCCCGTCAGGTGGCGTAGCTGTAGGTTCAGCTCCTCCTCCGATGGCACCTCCAATGCCTACGCCTATGGCTGCTCCTGAACAAAAAGCTGGCGTTCGTGAAAATGCTCTCGTCAACATCTCAATGGCGTTGGACTTGATTGAGCAAGCACTCCCAGCACTCGGATCAGAATCCGATGAAGGCAAAAAAGCCCTCTCAGCTCTTTCTACATTGACAGCAATCCTTGGCCCGAAGAAACAAAAGGCCGGTGAATTGCAAAATGCTGAAATTCTTCAGCTTCTTCAAAACCTTCCTCAAGCTGGCGGTGGTACACCAGGCTCTCGTGCGATTGCGGGTGGGCCTCCGAATCTTGGCTTGATGAATCCGCCGGGCGCACCTCCGGCACCGCCTGCTGGTGGACCGGCTGGCGCTCCTCCCATGCCCATGTAAGGAAACTGATATGGAACTTTTCAAACCTAGGGGAGCGTCGAATCCCCGCAGCCCAACGACCGACAAGCAACAGAACGGTCAGGTTATCAATACACCGCGCTATGACCAGTTCGGTGGACTCACCACTGCGTCGAAGATTGGCACGAAAAACACGATGTCGATCAAGCCGCCAGGCGATGGCAAAAAAGTCATCTAACGCTCAAAATAGGGGACGATTATGAGCAGTCTTGAAGATTTAACCCCAGATGCCCGTGATGAGCTGGCTCGTCTTGCCCGTGAATTGGCAGAAGATCCATCTACTCGCGAACAATTTCTGCGGTTGACCAAACAAAAACGCCAAAATCTTACAATTGACGCCATTGACCTCAAAGATCAGTTTAACGCTCGATTTGAGGAAATGCAGTCGAAAAACGAGGCTCTTGAAGCCAAGTTGCGTGAGAAAGAGGCTCTTGAAGAGCTTGAAAAGCGTCGTCAGGCGCTCATCAAGAAAGGAAAGGCTAAATCAGAAGATGATGTAGCCGAAATTGAAAAGGTGATGCTTGAAAAGGGCATTACTAATCACGAAACTGCGGCAGATTACTTTGACTATATGAAACAGGCGGCTCAGCCAACGGCTATCCAAGCGTTTGATAGGTCATTTATGAATGAGCAAGCTCGCGACTCTCTTGCAAAGTTCAGGGTTAACCCGTCTCAGGCAGCTCGTGATGAAGCAGCTAAGGCTCTATTTGAATTGCGGAAAAACCCGCGTCCGATAGGGTTTTAATCGGGGACTTAACGAAGCAAAGGAAGTAAGCGATGGCTATTGGTGGTGGTATTATCCCCGCAACCGGCACTTCGCAGTACAACGAATTAACGTACGTCACGCGGCGTGCGTTTATTCCGAAGTTGGTGGTGCAACTCTACAATAGCACCCCGCTTATGGCTGCGCTGATTGCCAATTCTCAGACTGCCACGGGCGGTGTCTCGTCTGTGACTGTCCCTGTTCAGGGCGCTCAATTCGTGAACGCTCAGTGGTCTGACTACAGCGGCTCGTTCGCGCAGCCTGCGGTCCAACAAGGCGCGTATAACGCCGAGTTCGACCTCAAGCTGATGATTACGCCAGTTCCGTTCCTCGGAATGGAAGGCGTTGTCCAGCAGGATCACGCAATCATCCCGTTGATCGAAGCTCGTATGAACGACGCGACGAACGTGATGATGGACGCGATGTCCTACTCGCTCTACAACAACACAACCAACACTCAGCAGTTCACGGGTCTTCCCGCCGCTGTTGACAATGGTAACACGGTCCAAACCTACGGCAACATCAACCGCTCCACCTACACATGGTGGCAGTCGGGTCAGTACGCTGCCGGTTCGGTCAACCCAACCCGTCAAAACGTGCTCCAGTATATCTCTGGTACCGTTAAGAAGGGTGCGGAAGTTCCGACCTTTGGCGTCTGCGGCTTCGGCACATGGACCCTTCTCGCTCAGGACTATGTTGGTCAGGAACAATACGTTATCACCCCTGGTAAGGGCTTTGATAGCGATCCAAACGGCCCACAGGCTGCGTTCCGCGCTCTCATGGTTGCTGGCGTTCCGATTTACCCTGATCCGTACTGCCCAGAAGGTACGCTCTATCTCCTCAACACAAACTATCTCTCGCTCTACATCCATGAGCAGGGTCAGTTCGTGTTTACGGGCTTTGAGTCAACCCTTCCAAACTGGCAGATTGGTTATGTGGGCGCGGTTCTGACGATTGCAGAACTCGTGAGCACGAAGCCAAAGACCATGACAAAGGTCACGGGCTACAACTCGTTGACGCTCTAAGGAGGTACTCATGGCTGGTGGTTTTTCTAAAATTATCGTTGCAAATACCAATCTCAACACGCCTGGTGGTACGTTCCAAACCGTAACGGTTTCGAGCGTTGGTATTGGTAACACAACGTCGATGAACGCAGGTGTCTCATCTGCTCAGTACATCCCTGCTGGCGTTTATATTCTTCCTCCGACGGCTAACGTCACGGTTGAAATCAACGCCTATACCGGTTCGGCCAACGCTTGGACGACCTGGATTTCAGCCAATACTGGCGGCTGGATTGAAAGCGATGGCTATGCGGTTCGTGCAAACGCAACGACCGGTACTCAGACGCTTACATTGTACACGGTCAACGGCGGTCAAGCGGCTACTCAGTCCTCTTACGCGACATCGTAAGGAGGCTTGAATGGCTAGTATTGATTCAGTCGGCCAAAATACACAGGACTCGTTTGGTAATTTTCGAATTGCCAACACGACGTCACCTATCTCGCTTAGCGCGACGGGTAACGCTGTGGTCGCTCTTCCGTTCCTCAAGGGCGGTACGGGCGGCACGTCACAATACATTGTGCGCCGCATCACGGTTGCTAACCTGACGAACTCTGCTGGTGGTACAGCTCCTAACGCTGCCACTGCCAACATTTCGATTGGTCAGACAAACGATGGCGGTAACCTTGTTGCAAACGCTCAAGTTCTCACGAACCTGACGGGCGCAAACACTTACGCTGACCTTGTTCTTTCGGGAACGGCAAACGCTTCAACGCTGTCTGCTAACGCCCTGTTTGTAAACGTCGGCACAAGTGTGGCTAACGCACAGTGCTATATCTCTGTGTATGGCGATATCGTGACGTTCTGATGGTTTGGGTAACCAACACTTCAGACGAGTTTCTCATACTACACTGGGGCGGGAAGCCAATCAGTTTCCCCCCTGGTAAAGACGTAGAAATTCCTAAAGAGTTGGCTCAAATCTTTTTTGGGTATGGAGTTGATGACAAAGTACCTACACTGGTTAGGCTCGGCTGGACCAAGTTTGCAACTGACGTTCCTAAGGCTCTGGAACGTCTCAATAAGTTTGTGATCTCGGAAACCAAGCCTCAGACCTACCACAATACGTCCCCAGTGGTAGAACGAGTACCCCTTCCTGCGTCGCGGCGGGAAGGGGGAAAGGTTCAAAAGTGATGTTGGTGTCCAATGACTACGCTTCAAGATTACATCACGACGACGCGTAGGTATCTGCACGACGCCAACGCGAACTTTTGGACAGATCAAGAATTAACCGATTACATTAACCAAGGCCGTGATCGCCTTGTTCGTGACACCGGTATTAACCGCGAAATTCAAAACACGGTCGCAATTAACGGCCAAGAGTTGTACACGTTTGACAACAGTGCTGGCACAGTGTCAGGCATTCTTGTCACTGCGCCTGGTACAAATTTTACCAGTGTTCCAACTGTTTCTCTGACACCTTCTCCAACCGGCAACAATGCTACCGCAACTGCGACCATTGGTGGCGTTGGAGAGTATGGCTCAAACAATGCCGGTCAGATCTCGTCAATCAACGTGACCTATGCTGGATCTGGCTACACGACAGCGCCTACTGTAACCATTACAGGTGGTGGCGGATCAGGTGCAGCAGCACAATCGTTCCTCACAGGTATGCCTATGGGCCTCCTGACGATGGACATTATCAACATCAATCTTTACTGGGGAAATACGCGTATCCCGCTGCGCTATCTGCCTTGGACACAGTTCAACTCAGAACTTCGGTTCTGGATTAATTATGTAGGTCGTCCAATTGCTTACAGCATGTATGGACCTAACTCGTTCTACATCTCTCCTGTGCCAGATCAGAACTATGCGATGGAAATTGATACGGTCGTAAGGCCGACACCGCTTGTTTATCTGTCGGATGTAGAGAACAATATTCCTAATCCGTGGCAAAACCCGATTCCGTTCTACGCGGCTTACCTCGCCAAATACAAAGAACAGAGCTACGGGGAAGCGGAATTGTTCAAGCAACAATACACGGCTCAGACGCAGAACGTGCTTGTGTCTTCGTTCACGCGTCGTATGCCTGATCCTTATTCGAGGCCGTACTAATGGCTCAGTCACCTGAACAGCGTAAGCAATATCAGGTGGTCAAGTCATTCAAGGCATTGAACACCAAAGCAAACCGCACCGCCATCGCAGACGAAGAGTTCTCTTGGCTTGAAAATGTGCAGCCTATTGGCTTTGGTAACCTCAAGGTCGTCAACGCG